ACAAGCAGCAGGTGGTTTAGTGGCAGGTGAAGCTCTTACTGCTTTAGGTCTCGGTATAAAAGCCATAAAGAAAACACCTGAGTTATATGAAAGAGTAATAAAAAGACTGTCAAGACGAGATGAAATATTAATGACAGATAATGTTGTTGATAATCTTGGTGATGAAATTATTGATGATCTAAATCTTCCTAACAAAGTTGTAAAGGATGGTGAGAAAGTAGATACAACTTTTAATACAAAAACTAAAACAGAAGGACAATATTTCCAAACTACTACTCTTACAGGTGGTGGTGATCCTGACGTACAAAAACTAATTATTGATAGAGCAGAAGAATTAAAAAGACTAGATGCTAATAATGCTTGGCCTTACAAAAGAACTTTTGCTGACATAATTACTTCTGCAAACGAACAACTACCAGTAGAAACTATAGAATCTGCAAGATTATTTAACGCTAGATATGGCAGAGGGGGAGAACAAGATTTACCTGCAACTCTTGTTGCTATGAATCAATTAATGAACTCAAACGCTATAAAATTAGCAGATTTAGCAAAAACGATTGACGATGCTTTAGCGTCAGGAAATAAAACAGCTTTTACTGAAGAACTTAAAAGTGAATTTATTAAAGAGGCAAAACTATTAGATGGTCTTATTACTCTTAACAAGCCTCTTAAAACAGTACCAGCACAAACATTAGCTGCTAACAGAGCAGGTGGCGGAGTAGGCAGAGTAGCTGCTTCTGTAGAAGATCTTAAAGGTAGAACACCAACAGAAAAAGCAATAGATCAAGCTACTGATATAAGAGGAGCAGTAAAAGATTCATCTGATCCATTAGAAGAATTTTCATTACAAGAGATATTAGATGCTGCTGAAAACGGTGATAAAGCATCTTGGAAAAAGCTAAGAATTATTACTAAAAGATTACAAGCAGCAAAAGGAAACCCAGAGGCTTTGCAGAGAATGGCTTATGAAAATCCATTAATAAAAGGATTAAAAATTAATAATGAGATCTTTATAAACTCTATTTTGTCAGGGCCAGAAACACACGCTGTAAACATACTTTCTACTGCCTTAAATACATTAGTAAAACCACTTGATCAAGGATTAGGTTCTTTAGTTGCAGGGGATACAATAGGGGCTTTAAGGGCTGGTAAAGAACTATATTATTTAAGGCAAGCAGCAGTTGATTCTTTTAAAGCTGCAAAGTTAGCGTTTCAAATTGAAGATAATATTGTTAATCCTGGAGCGATGATCCAAGATGCTGAACGATTTCAAATACGAATGGAAGGCGATGGTAATTTAGCTAATATTGTTAATAGCTTAGGTACTTTCATTCGTCTGCCTAGTCGTTTCTTACTTGCAGAAGATGAGTTTTTCAAACAACTAAACTTCAGAGCCTATGTAAAAGCCAGTGCTTGGGAAGATGGTATGAGAAAAGGTTTGCAAGGTTCTGAGTTAGAGGACCATATAAACAAACAATTTAAAGGCACTATTGAAATTGTTAATACAAATAGCTTTAAAAATGTTGAAAATAAACAAATATCAGATTTATATGAAAAAGCACAACAGTATGCTGCTGAAACTACATTTACTGCTGATTTACCAAGAGATGGTTTAGGTGGTCGAATACAAAATCTAGCAGGACATCCATTTGGAAGAGTTATCTTTCCATTTGTAAGAACACCAATCAATATATTTAAAGCACAGGTAAGAAGAACTCCTGGTGTTAATTATGTAGTCCTTCAAGAATACAGACAAGCATTAAGAAGTACTGATCCATCTGTAGCAGCAAAAGCAAGAGGAGAAATGATTACAGGTGGTGCTTTATGGCTTGCTGGTGCTGGTGTTGCTTTCGCAATCAATGATCCAATGTCTGAATTAGCTATTACTGGTGGTGGTCCTTCAGACTACAATATGCTCAATCAAAAACGAGCTACAGGTTGGCAACCATACAGTTTTAGGTTTCTTTTGCGAGATGAAAATGGTAAAGTCCGTATGGGTAAGGATGGTAAACCTAGATACAAATATGTCAGCTATAAAAGGTTAGATCCTTGGTCCTCTTTTCTCATGATGGCTGCTGATGGAGTAGCTATTTCTGGTCAACTGAATCAACAAGATCGTGATGATTGGGGTGTTGCTGCTTCAGTTGCATTAGGTCGTAATATTACAAACAAAACTTACTTACAAGGTATTACTGAACTAGCTAATTTATTAAATGAGCCAAGAAAGATGCAGCAATGGTTAGCTAGAAGAGCAGCAGCTACTGTTAATCCATTAAGTTCATTAGGCAGATCTTTAGATAAAGCAACTGATGGTCAGATATTGGATAAGAGAGTAAGAGCAGGTGATGATAATTTCGTGTGGTTAAGAAAATTTCATAACGAATTAGCAGCAACAGTTCCTGGTTGGAGTGGTGGTCTTAGACCAATGAGAAACTTTATAACTGGTTCTATTATCGAATATCCAGTTGGTTTTGGTCCTGACAATATGAGTGTTCTTAATCCAATCAAAGAAACAGATAGTATCAATAACAATGTTCTTACAACACTTGATGATATTGGTGCAAG